CTCGTGTCTTTCTTGATCCACGCCATTTGCGCCTCCGTCTGTGGTGGCGAGCCGAGTGAGACAGTCACCCGACTCGCCGTAGATGTCTAGAACGGGAGATCTTCTAGGTTCTCCTCTGGCACGAGCACGGGCTTCGGCTCAGGCGGGCGCTGCGCTGCGATCCACTTGGCGCTCGGCTTCTCCTTGCAGTACGAGCCGTCTGGAGCCTTATGCGAAGCCGCCCAGAATGGCTGGTAGGGCTTGCCCGATGCCTTGCTGATCCCGCCTGGCTTCAGGCTCCAGCGCTCACCGTGTGAGCAGGCATCCTCACCCACGCTCTGGGCGAAGATCATCGCCGCCTGAAGTGCGAGCCGGTCATCGTCTGAGAGCGTGCTCAATGCCTCTGGCTTTGGGTTTTGCGCCACGCTGACGGGCGCTGCCGCCCTCGGGAGGGTCTGTGTACCCTTCTCGGGGCTGTAGAGGCTCCTTCCGACCCCGATCTGTGCCGCGCAGCGCCTGAGGGCATCCGAGGCCGCTGACTTGAGCGGCTCGTCATCCTGTGCGCTGTTCGGGTAGCCGTTGTCCTCGTGCGTCATCCACGCACCCTCGACAAGGATCTGCAACCTGCCTTTGACCACGCCTTTCGCGAGGTCAATCGGCTTGTTCTTGAACTGCCATCCCCCGATGGTCAGCACATCGGTGAGGCGCTGGGCGACCGCCCGAGCGTCAACATATGTGAAGGTCATCCCTGCTCGCCCTGGGCGATGCTTGAGGTCCTTGTCGCTGAACGGAGCCTCCAGCTCTGTTGCGATCTGCGCTGCTGTTTTGCTCACTTGTCCACCTCCTCTGTCTTGAACCTGAAGACCCGTGCCCCAGGCTTTTCTACGGTGTGCGTCTTGAGCGCCAACTCGTAGGTGTCCGGCGCGACCGCCTTCGCGACCTCTGCCACCGCCTCCCAATCCGTCTTGACGTTCGGCTTGTTCTGCTTCCAAGTCGCCTGCCAGCCCTCGCCGTAGACGCCTGCCTTCTCGCCAATCGCCTCCTTGAGCGAGATCGCGAGATTCTGCAACTCCTGATCCAGCAACTTGGACTCGTACTGCTTCTCGGCGTAGAGCGCAGCTACGCGCTCGATGCCATCGTTCGCCTGCGCGAACTCATCGGTGCCTGACCACGGGATGACCGCAGCCAGCGCGTCCGAGTCCTCGCCTTGCAGAGCCGGTGGGGTGCCGTTCATCACGCAATCCCTGAAGGCGATTGCCTTCTGGTAGAGCCGCGTCTGGAACTCAAAGTCCTCAACCACGCGCTCAATGCGGAAGACGAGGCCGCCCAAGAGGGCTGCCACATCCACCCACGGTGCGCCCGTCACGAACATCTGCCACTGCACCTGGGCTTCTACCTCGGGCGGCACGGGGTACAGGCTCCAGCGCGGCGAGGTGCTCGTCTTGATCTCAACCAGCCCCTCCTCGCCGACGATGGTGCGATCCAGCGATGCCATCACCCACGGGATGTCCTTGAGCCGCACGATGCCGTTGCTTCGTCGCAGCTCACGCCCTGTCTCCATCTCGTAGAACTCAGCCACTGCGTTCTCCAGAAGGATGCCGCGAACGGCGGCAGGTCCCACTGGGTCTGGCGTGTATTTGCCCAACTTCTCAGCCCAGAGCTGGTATGGCGTCTTGTATGGATTTAGCCCCGCGATGACCGAGACGTCGGTCGCCGTGATGCCGTCAGCCCGAAGTGCGAACCACTCAGGACTGCGCTGCTCTGCCTTGACGAACTCGTATTGCTTGCTCACTTTGCCTCCTTCTTTGCTCGATCCTTCTTTGCCCAGCCGTCGCCCAAGAACACCGTCGCGGCTGGCGTGTAGACCATCCGCATCCATCGCCCACACTTCGCGCAGCGCGGGTTGTAGATCTCCTTGATTGAGTGCGTATGCTCCTCACGCGCCCCGCAATCACCGCAGCGGTATTCGTAAACCGGCATTAGCGGATGACCAAGAACAGGAAGATTAGAAATCCAAAGCCATACGCGAGCAGCACGGCATCGCGCAGGAGCGCATCCTGCTTCTCACGATCGCGCTGCACTTCGGTCTTTGGCTTCATCGCCACTCGCGTGTAGACGAGCGGCTGGGTTCTGCGGTTGAGTTTCACTTTGCCTCCTTCTTCGCCTTACGGCGCTTCGCGGGCTTGGGCTTGTAAGGCCCTTCCCATTCGTCTGCAATCTTTGCGACGAGTGCCTTCTTCACCTTCGCGTTCACTTCGTCATCCTGTCCGATGACGACGAACAGATCGTCAAGATTCAGTTTGTCGTTCATCGCATTGACCCCACCGCCAAGAGCAGCACCATTGCTGCGATGAACGATGCGACGGCGAGTGAGTCCAGAATCATTGCCTTCACTTTGCTACCTCCTAGATCTTCGGGAGGGCTGTCTTCCCTCCTCGTGGGGTAAGCGTACGCCCGTACCAATCCCCCTGTCAACACCCCATTTCACGCACGAAATAGGGTGTGGCGGGCTGGAGGAGGTCAGGCAGCGGGAGGCTCGCGCCCAGCCACCTCCAGCCCTAGACCCCTGCCCGAAGGCAGAGGCGTAGTCAATCGGGAGGGATCTGATCGTGGAGCACGAGGTCAACCAAGACTTCAAGGCAGCCAGAACAGATGCGGTGTTCGTTGACGATCTGATCGCCGGTGCGAAGGTCAATGCCGAGGATCAGCGCGCCGAAGGCGTAGACCCTTTCAGATGACTCCTCGCAGACATCGCAGGTCTGCGGATCACGGCGCTTTGCGACCGTGACCATCAAGCCGCACCAGATACTCAGCCGTCGGGCCATCCTTGCCGAAGAAGATCGCCCACTGAGCTGGCGTGCCAGATGCAGCGAGCCACTCCTGTGCATAGCGATTGGACGACTCAATGCTGGCGTTGCCCCAGACCGTGTGTGCTCCGTCGCTCAAGACGAGTCGCGCTGGCGTGTGCCAGTGCCCGTAGAGCAGGAAGTCAAATGGTTGCACGCTCAGGTTCCAGCCCTGCGCGCGCTTCGCGATGGCGTAGTACGGCAGACCGAATGCGCCGCCTCTGAACTGATCGCCGTGGACGATCATCGCCGTCTTGCCGCCTGGCAGATCCAGCGTGTCGTACCAGTGCCGACCGCCCATCGTGAGCGATTCTTTCCAGTCAATGCGCTTCTCTGCCTTCACGAGATCCTTCGCCACGCGGTACAGGATCGCATCGGCATTGCTCTCGTTGCTGTGATCGCCGAAGCGTCCAAGCCGACCGTGATTGCCGATGGCACCGCGAACGGTGACCTTCGGCGCGAGCGAAGCCATCGCGCGCACGAACTGAGCGAGCATAGATGCGCCCTCAAAGATCTGGACATACAGGCCGCCCTGCTCAACTTCGTAGGCTTGGCTTGGGAAGATGTTGCCGTCGGACTCAACGAAGTCGCCGAGCAGCGCGCATTGGATCTCGTTGACCGGCACGCCGTGCAACTCAATCAGCCGCGCGACTTTCTGGGCGAGCAAGTCAATGCGCTGCTTTGCCACCTCGATGTTGTAGGTCTCGGAGTTCTTGCCGAGCTGCCAGTCGCCGAGCAGGATCGTCAGCGTCTCTGGTGCGCCCTTCTTGCCTGATGGCTTCGGTGCTGGCACGGCTGGGATCTTCATCCCGAGCGCGGCATCCTTCGCGGCGCGGTAGACCGCATCCACGAGTTCAGCCTGATCGTTGTCGCGCTTAGAGAGCGCACGCAGCGCACGGTTGTGCGCCGCTCGCAACTCCTCATATGCCTGCGTTTCCGCGAGGGCTTTCTCTAGGTCGCTCATCGTGGGCACTTACAGTGACCGCGCATATGGCGCGCCAGCGTCTCCTGAGCGATCTCTACCTTGTAGGCGTTCCTGATCGCTTCGGACAGGATGCGCCGGTTGCGTGTCGGATCTGCAAGCGCTGCCACCAGCGCCTTTCGCTCTTCTTGATCCACACGGGCGAGAAGTGCAGAGACCCCGCACTGCGGCCCCTTCTTCGTTGCTGAGACTGCTTCAAGCGCAGCCGCGAGTTTAGACACGGTGATTGCCTCCTTCCACGAGCGGCTTGTGCCGCGATCACCAACATACAGGCTTACCTATGCCAAGTGTCTGGCACTACTTCTTAGGCTTTGTCTTGAGACCGTAGCGCTCGTTGGATGGATCTAGGTAGGTCTGCAAGACCTGAAGCCCTGCGGCGAGCGCGGCGCTGAGCACGGTGCGGAAGTCGCCGCCCGAGATGTCCATCAGCGGGATGCCCAAGCCGAGGCTCACGGCGATAGCCGTGCTCAAGCCAGTGCGGAGAAAGTCAATGATCGCCTCGTCTACCGAGGTCGTTGCGAGGAATGCGCTGAACTTGCTCATAGGTTCTCCTTCTTCGTCACAATGACGATGTGTGA